GAGTTAGTCTCTCATAGATTAGCCCAAGGCGTTGATACTGTTTGTTGGGAGACCCCTAGTGGATTCCCAGTTGTGGCAGAGAAGTGGCTTAAGTGGAGAAGAAAGACAATAGGATACATCAATCAAAACAAGTACCATCACGTTTATATGGAGTATCTTAATATCCCTGCTCGACATGAGTTAGCTTCTGGTATCAGCCCTAATGTAGTACACAGTTATGATGCTGCTCACATGGCTCTTGTAATATGTTCACTAAAAGATAGCGGGAACAGGTCGTTCGGCGCTATCCACGATTCGTTTAGTGTTCACGCAGGAGATATTGATGCCTTGATTGCTGTTACTAAGATAGAGTTCATTAAGATGTACAAAGGAGATGTCTTAGAGGACTTGAAGGTTCAGATAACTATGGGTGATGAAGCCTGTACTATTGAGCAACCTGAGAAGGGGAACTTAGACCTTGAAGGTATAATGGATAGTGAATACTTCTTCGCTTGACTTTATACTGTAAGGGAAATCTCTAAGTATCCCTTATAGAGAAAAGCGTGCTTGTGGCGAGCGCGACTCAAAATAAACGGATTAATAGTCTTGGTACGCCACACCTACCTTGCCTATTAATCCTCTTTTTTGTTATGTAGGTGAGAGTAATTCATGGCTCTTCCTTTTAGATAGTCCGTCAGTACTATTACCTACGAAAACTGACAGAGGAAATAGCAGCCTGTATCTCCATTCAGGTTATCCGAGGTTCTCACCCACACCTGGCTAGCAAGTGGGTTTTTAATCTTATAATAATAAGGAGAAATAAAATGGCTTTACTTAATAATGTAGAACTAAAGTGGTGTAAATGTGGTGCTAACGCTGGTACTAAATATATGTCTGAAGAAAAGATATGGTCTGTAGATGCGATCTGTTCTAAGAAACAATCAGCAGACTGGGTTAAGAAGCAGCATGCTCAGAAAGAGCGTACCGATAAAGAGACTGGTAAACCAGTGATTAAGCTTACTAAGGCTTGTATCAAGAGAGACGGTAAGCCTGCACAGCCTATCAAGTGTATCGATACCTTTGGTAATGATATAGACCCATTGATTATTGGTAATGGTTCTATGGCTAACGTACAATATATGGAAGTACCATATGATGTAGGTGGTAACAAGGGTGTTAAGGCTATCTTAACTGCTATTCAAGTTACTAAGCTAGAAGAATACGCAGGTAATAATGGCATGGAGTTTGATATTCAAGGACAACCTGAGGTTGCACTAGAAGAAGACGAAGTGTTTTAAGTAGTAAGTAGTAACAGTCCTTCCTTAATTGGGGGGGCTTTTAATTTTAATAATAAGGAGTAATAAAATGAAAGATAAAACATTAAATGAAATCAGAAACGCTGCCAAGAAGATGTTCGGCAAGGGTGACTATGTAGGTGCTACTCACTACAACAGATTACCCGACCATCAACAACCAGCTGAGGTTGCTCATGCTTGGGAATTAGACTTCCTGTTATGGAATACTCTTAAGTATCTATCTCGTGCTGGGCATAAGGCTACTGCTACTATGTCTGTTAAAGAGAAAGAGATTGACGATCTTAGTAAGGCTATTGACTACATTAAGATGCGTATCAATGTCTTAGAAGGTAGGACACCTTTAGACTTCGATGAGTTCTCTTACGATAAACCTAGTAAGAAAGATTTCTACAAGACACCTATCACTGGTGTAGATGACCCTTGGTACTATAAGAATGTCATTGACACTAACGAGAGGCGTGCGCGTGGTAAGGAAGAGTTAGAGGCTTACTATGATAAGCTCTTTGAGACTGAGAATGCTGAGATGAGAGAGTGCTATGGAGATTGCTAATGGAAATGAATGAGTATCAGGTCGGTGCTCTTAAGACAGCTGAGTATACTAACACAGAAGTTGTGTGGTCTCAGTTGCCTGAAGAGGTAGGTGAAATCTTTGCTCTTAAAAAGAGGTATCTCAGAGGGGACTTACCCTTCTGGGACTTTAAGATTAACTTACATAAAGAAATAGGTGATGTGTTATGGACATTATCTGTTCTTGCTGATGACATGGGAATGTCTCTAGAAGAAATTGCTAGAGAGAATTTAAATAAACTAAAGGATCGCCAAGATAGAGGGGTCTTAAAAGGAGCAGGAGATAGCAGGTAATGTATGAACTTAATAAAAGATTTTCTATTGATCAAGATAAGTTTCAATGGATACTAGCAGAAACATTTTACCCTGAAAAAGGTACGCCTTACGTTAGGAAGAAGTACTATCCTACTATCAAGGCTCTCTCTTCCTCTGTCATTGATGCGGAGGCGAAAAGAGCCCTAGATAGCCTCCCCCCTAAGCGAGTTAAAAACGTCTCTAATATAGAGGCTTACGATACTATGTTAGAGGGGATTGTTAAGAGGTTAGAAGTGTTTTTAGAAAATAAAATATAATAAGGAGTAATAATGACAAATCAAAATACAAAGTGGTCTTGTTCAGACCGTGTTAAGATGTTTAAACTTGCTAGAGAAGGTGTACCAGTAGAGTTAATAGCCGAGGTATTAAATAGGACAGGTTATGGTGTTATGTCTCAGTTGAATAATGTATACTGGAATGGGCATGCGCTACCTTCTAATACTACCTACAATACTATGCGTGATCAGATTATCTGTGCTACCTTAGCAGGATTGTTAACTATAGAGGATATTTCAGATGAAGTATCATACTAGTAAGGAGTGTTGTGTTAAACTAAAGGCAATTAAAGAGATACTAATTACTATCAAGGCGCAGAGTAGTGGCGACCATAACATAGTACATAGTGCTGATAGTGCTGCACAACTAATAGAGGAGTTGTTTAACGAGCTTAATAATAAGGAGAAATAATAATGAAAGAAAATGGTGTGTTACAGTATCATGGCGCTTGTAGTGTCTGTGGTTCTAAGGATAACAAGGCTACATATAAGCATGATGATGAAAGTCATTCTGCTTATTGCTTTGGTTGTGGAGACTTTCAGTTAGAAGATGGGAGTGTTAAAATAAATAATAATAATAATAAGGAGTATATTATGGAAGGATTAGAAACAGTCTTAGAAGTATCTGACTTTGCTGTTAGGGGTTTCAGAGAAAGAGGTATCACTAAGGATATCTCAAGTAAGTATGGTGTTAGGGTAGGGTATGATGAGAGTGATGGTAAGACTATCCAGTATCATTACTACCCTACTACTAGGAGTGGTAAGATAGTAGGTTACTCTCGTAGAGAAGTATCTAATAAGAAGTTTATTGCTGTAGGTGATGTTAAGAATGATGTAGAATTGTTTGGTCAGTCTTTGTTTCAATCAGGAGGTAAGAGACTTATCATTACTGAGGGGGAGCTAGATGCTATGTCAGTGCAGCAGATGAACGCTAATAAAGGTTCTGAGTGGCCTGTAGTCTCCGTTACTAATGGAGTCGGTGGTGCTCTTAAACAGATATGTGCTAACCTAGATTGGGTTAACTCATTTAATGAAGTAGTGTTTATGTTTGATGCTGATGAGGTAGGTAAGAAATCAGCCGAGGAATGTGCTAAGATAGTACGTACTGGTAAGGCTAAGATAGCTACGCTAGGTAGGCATGGTAAAGATGCTAGTGATTACTTAGTAAGTAACAAGTTAAGAGAGTTAGAAGACGCTATCTGGAGAGCAGAGGTTTATAGTCCTGCAGGTATTATTAACTCAGCATCTACTTGGGATGCCTTCTCTAAAGATATGCGAGAAGATAGCATACTCTACCCTGAGTGTTTCTGCAATGTCAATGCGCTGACTTATGGTAGACGTACAGGTGAGTTAACTATCTTTACTGCTGGTACAGGTACTGGTAAGTCTACCTTTATTAAGGAAGACATCTACCATCTACTATCTACTACCGACCACCAAATAGGGGTAGTATCTCTGGAAGAGTCTATCAAAGAAACCTTAGATGGTATCATTGGTATTCATCTTAATAAGAGAATCAATCTGCCTGATACTAAGTTTGATAGGAAGGGTGAAGAAGGTAGAAAGGCTTGGGAAGCTACAGCAGGTACTGGTAGATTTACTTTACTAGACCATCAAGGGTCTCTATCAGATGATAGCCTAATGCACAAGATAGAATACTTAGCTGCTACGGGGTGCAAGTTCATCTACTTAGACCATATTACTATTGCTGTTAGTGAAGTCGATGGAGATATTAATAGGGCTATGGATAGAGTAATGTCAGACTTACTTAAGTTATGTAAGAAGTTTGATGTATGGGTAGGTGTAGTGTCTCACTTAAGAAAGACTGGTATCGGCTCTATCTCTTATGAGCAAGGTGCTGAGGTAACAGAAGATAGTCTTAAGGGATCTGGTTCACTTAAACAGATTGCATTTCAAATCATTGCTTTCAGTAGAAATAAGTATGCTGAGACTGAGGAAGAAAGAAATCAGGTTAAGTTAACAGTACTTAAGAATAGGTTCACAGGTCGTACAGGCTTTGCTGGCTCAGCTAAGTTTGATGATAAGACAGGACGCTTACATAATGTCAAGGGAGCTACCATTATGAGTAATGAGTTTACTATTGAAGAGGAAAAGGGGTATGATGACGTAGTACCGTTCTAAAGATAATAATAATAATAATAAGGAGTATAACATGAATCTGGTTTTTGACATTGAGGCTGATGGTCTCTTAAATGAAGCAAGGAAGATATGGTGTATAGTCCTCTATGACTTAGAGGAGAAGGTAAGTACTACCTACACCGATGAGATGGATGGGTATCCTAGGTTATCAGCTGCGCTAGAGATAATGAGCAAGGCTACTTCACTGGTTGGTCATAACATTTACTCATATGACTTACCCTTACTTAAGAAGCTTAAAGGCTTTGAGTACAATGGTAAGATAACTGATACACTAATCCTATCTCAACTACTTAACTTTAGTAGGAAGGGCGGTCACGGGTTAGCATCATGGGGAGAGTCTCTAGGAGTTGCTAAGCCTATTCAGGAACAATGGTTGTTCTTTGAAGAGAGAATGCTTAACAGATGTGAGATGGACGTTAAGATTAATGTTAAGACTCTATTCATTCTAAGAAAAGAGTTTAAAGAAGCTAAAATACCTGCTAGTGTAATCACCACTGAGTTTGAGACATCTAGAATTAGTGCTCAACAAGTAAAGAATGGTTGGTTAGTAGATGTTAAATTAGCTGAACAACATTTCAAATGGCTTAACAATGAAATAGATAAGTTAGCCAGTAAGATTACGCCATTACTACCGCCTAATGTTAAGAGGGTAGACCCCTTAGGTAAATTTGTATCACCTAAGTACACTAAGAAGGGGGACTTACACTCTCACTTAATTAAGTACTGGGAAGGATACGACTTTGGTATCTTAAATTCTGAGCGTAGGTTAGGTGGTGCTTATTGTAGGGTTAAGATAATACCTATTGAGATGACTCAACACGCTTTGATTAAGGCTTTCTTACTCAAGCAAGGTTGGGTACCTACTGAATGGAATACTAAGATGAACGATCAAGGTAAGAATGAGCGTACATCACCTAAGTTAACTGAGGATAGCTTTGATACTATCAAGGGAGATTTAGGTAAGGATATTGCATTACACATGGTATACAGTCATAGAAGAAATATGTTACGATCAGTTAAGAATGATAAGACTGGTTGGTTGAATACACTTAGAGACGATAACCGTCTTGAATGTATCCCAATGACATTAGGTGCTGCGACTGGTCGTATGCGTCATAAGAACTTAGTTAACGTTCCTGGTGGTCACGCTACCTTTGGTAAAGAACTAAGGTCTATCTTCGTAGCCCCTAAGAGTAAGGTACTAGTAGGTTGTGACTTAGCTTCTGCTCAGTTAAGATTACTAGCTGCCGCTATGGGTGATGATGATTACAATAAGACTGTTACCGAGGGTAAGGAAGAAGAAGGTACTGACATACATAGTGTTAACGCTAAGATTGCAGGACTTCTAGACCATGACGGTAAGCCTAATAGAAAGATGGCTAAGACATTTATCTATGGTTTCTTATTCGGTGCTGGTGATGCTAAGACTGCTAGTGATTTAGGTATTAAGACTAAAGAAGCTAAGGCTCTTAAGACTAAGTTCCTTAAAGGTCTACCTGCTCTTAGTAATATTAAGAACTATCTTGATAATCAGTTTGAAAGAAGTGGTGGTAAGTATATTGTCGCTCAAGATGGTAGGAAGATTCTTTGTAATAGTAAGCATAAGTTACTTAACTACTTGCTACAAGGTAATGAAGCTATTCTAACAAAGAACTGGATGGTACTCTCTGATAAGAAGATTAAAGAGGCGGGTATCGATTGTAAGCTACTAGCAGTGATGCATGATGAGCAGAACTTTGAGTGTGATCCTGATAGGGCAGAAGAACTAGCTAAGATACTAGAAGACACCGCTACTGAGGCGGGTGCTATGCTTAAATTTAAATGTAGAATGGATGGTAACTCTAAGATAGGTAAGAGTTGGTTAGACATTCACTAAGGAGAATGAAGATGAATAAATCAGAGATTATGAGAGTGTTACTTTGTTTGTCACGTATTGAAGGTAAGGTTGCTATGAACTTAGATGACTACCTAAGTGAGGAGCTAACTGAGGTTGTTGATATGTTGGCTAAGAAGATACTAAAGGAGAATAAGCCGTAATTAAAGGAGAATGACTGATGTATATATTAATAGCAGAATGGTTCGATGAAGAAGAAGGCAAGTGGAAACCTGTCCTTTCTAAGAGACCTGTAATTTTATTAAAGGAGAATGAAGATGAAACAGTATGAACAACCAGGACAATCTACAGCAGAAGTACCTTGTTCTACTCACCCATACGCACCTCACGGTTTCAATAGAAACGCTTCTCACAATAACAATAGATATACTTGTGAATGCGAAGGATGGGAACAAGAAATGCAGAATGATGTTATAGAAACATTAGAGTATGAGAAGAAGAGATGTATTAGATTAGAGTATTCGGGTAGTGTTGAACAACTCGATGAACAAATTAGTTATATGAAAGGATTATTGAAACAGGAGAAATGAAGATGAAAAAGATTTTCTTAGAATACGACCTACCACAGGGTAGCGATGAATGGCTAGCAGTTAGAAAGAATCATGGTACAGCTAGTGAGGCTGCGGCGGCATGTGAGATTAGTCCTTGGAAGCCTAAGAATAGGTATGAGCTATACCAGCTTAAGCAAGGCAATATGAAGATCGATATGAACTTTGCTATGGCTCATGGTCATAAGTATGAAGAAGAAGCTAGAGTAGCAGTGCAAGATAGATTGAATAAGATATTCGAACCATTATGTATTACTAATGAGGTAGAGGGTATGCCTCTGATGGCCTCTCTTGATGGTATGGAGCAAATTACTGGTGCCTCTATCCTTGAGATCAAGTGTCCTTTAAAAGGCTGTGAGAGTCCTCTATGGAACACTATGATGCGGGGTGAAGCCTTACCTATGCAATACCAATTACAGATGACACAACAAATGTTACTAGCTGACGTAAAAGAGTGTCACTTCTGGGTGTATTGTGCTCACACCTCTCAGGGTAGATATAGGTTATTTAAACAGAGTCCTGACTTAACTAGGCAACTACTAGACGCTTGGAAGTTATACTTCAAAGAAGTACCTAAGCCTGCTAAGACAGATGTAGTAGCGCTTAATACTAGTGACTGGAATAGGTTAGCTAATGAGTGGTTAGCTATTAAGAGTAAACATGATAGCGTATCTAATGAGCTTAAGGTAGCTAGAGATGCTTTACTTGAGATAGCAGGCTCTCAATCATTCAAAGGTAATGGTGTAGTAGTTAAGTTTAATGATAAGGGTTTAGCAAATGTCAGAAGAGGTTAATCATCATTGGGTAGGAGAGACACCTAATCCTAAAAAATATTTCGGGTTCTTATATGAAATAACCTGTACTAAGGAAGACATAGCCTACATAGGTAGGAAATGTTTTTGGAAGATGAAACCACCTAAGTATAGGTCATTGAAGAATCCTGTTAAAGATAAGGGTAATCCTAAGTGGAGAGAAGATTGCTGGAAAGAATCTGATTGGAAATTCTATACTGGTTCTTCTAATTCTTTCAATAAGAAGATCAAAGAGTATGGCACTGAGTGTTTCATATTCAATGTTCTGGAGTCTTATTTAAGTTCAGGATCCCTGCACTATGCCGAGACCAGAAAACTCATGACAACAAGAGCTCTGGAGTCTGAAAAGTATCACAACAATAGCGCACAAGGTATTAAATTTAGACCGCCTGAAGAAGTGTCTAATTACTAGAACCCTATGGTGGGTAAGGAAAAGCTCTAAGTAACCCTTATAGGGAAAGCCGAAGGCAACTCCCCCCCCGCCCCCCTGTATACTATTTAATAATAATATAACGGTTTTAAAGTATTTTTAAGGATACCCCTTGGGTACTATTCTTCTTCATACTCTTTTACCTAATCAATAAGGAATTAAAATGAATA